TTAAAGCTAATGCTATACATTCTAGACAGATAGCTAAACAACATCAATGTGCAATCTTTTATATGTCTCAACTGTCTGCTGAAGCTGAAGGTAAGGTTTACTTGAATCAAGCTATGATGGAAGGCAGTAGAACAGGTAAGGCTGCAGAAGCTGATTTAATGATTCTAATAGCCAAAGATACAGTTAAAAATCCTGACAAAGGAGAAGAAGAAAGTCCTGCTAGACATTTAAATATTGTCAAGAATAAATTATCAGGATGGCATGGTGTTGAACATTGTGAATTGGATTATTTAACTGCTAGGTATCAGTAATGCAGAAAGATTTGTTTGGATATGAAAAGACTGTGATTGAGCATGGAGATAGTTTGGTCTGTATCAAGTGTGATATAGAACAACCAATAGACCAATTCAATGCTATGAAGTATGCTAGTTCAGGCGAGGATAATAAGCAAACAGAGATAAAGAGAACTTGCAGAACTTGCATGAGGAATCAATCCAATCTAGTTAAACAACTAAGGAAGACTAACCCATATCCTGATGAGAATTATTGTTGTCCTATATGTGAAAGGGATATAAAAGAAATAGGTAAGTATGGTCAACCTAGATTACAGAATTGGGTACTAGACCATTGCCATGATTCACTTTCATTTAGAGGATGGTTATGTCATCATTGCAATGTTGGGTTAGGTGGATTCTCAGATAGCTTGACAAGATTAAAGAAAGCTGTTATATATTTAACTAAGCACAAGGAAAGATTAGATGAAGTACCTTAAAAAAGAAGAGGTGAAAAAATTAAATTTACCTGACAAAACAGGTGAAAAAAGAGAAGATGGATATACATTTCAGTATTACTACATAAGAGATGGTAAAATATCAGAACTATGGTATTCGCCAAAAACTATGTCTAATTTTAAACTTCGTAAATCTGATAGAAAGAAAGAACATATTAAAAGGATTAGGGCTTTTACAAAAAGAGTTAAATTATATTTAGGTTGTTGTTTATGTGGGTACAAAAAAAGTAGTGATGCTTTACAATTTGACCATAAGGATATAAACATTAAGAAAAAAAATATTAGTGCCATGCGTGGTTACAGCATGAAAGCAATAAAAGATGAAATGCGAAAATGTAGAGTTCTCTGTGCTAATTGTCATGCAGAACACACGGAAAAACAAAGAAACGAAGGGTTATTTGACAATGAAATTAACACTTGATGTAGAGAATACAGTTACACATAGAGATGGTAAACTACATCTTGACCCATTTGAATCTGATAACAGATTGGTTATGGTTGGCTGTCTTACAGACAAAGGAGAGGAGTATTTATTCAGAGATAACTTTGATGGTGTTCAAGAATTATTAAACCAAGCTACAATACTTATAGGTCATAACATTGTACATGATTTATTATGGCTATGGGAGTGTGGTCTGAAGTATGATGGTCCTGTCTTTGACACTATGCTTGTTGAGTATGTGCTACAGAGAGGTAATAAACAACCATTATCTCTTGAAGCATGTGCTAACAGGTATGACTTAGAGACTAAGAAGCAAGACACTATGAAAGAATACTTCAAGAATAAAACACCTATTGATGAGATACCTAAGCAAGAGTTATCTGACTATTTATCTGCTGACTTAAAGGCTACACAAGAACTAGCTGATACGTTATACAAGAAACTAAACACAGAAGAGTATGGTGGCTTAATGAACACAGTATCTCTTACTAATCGTGTCTCAGTTACATTAGCCAAGATATATCAAAATGGTTTTACTGTTGATATGAACAAGTTAAATGAAGTTAGGGATGAGTTTGAGAAAGAGAAAGCTAATATAGAGAAAAGATTAAACACACAAGTAAAACAATTAATGGGAGATACTCGCATAAACTTAAATAGTCCTGAACAGATGTCTTGGGTTATATATAGTAGGAGACCTAAAGACAAACTTGAATGGGCAAATACATTCTCACCATATATGGATGTAAAAGAATACAAAAAGAATGTTAAAGATAAATCAGATATTGTGTACAAGACAGAAGCAAAGCAATGTACAGACTGTCAAGGCACAGGGCATTACAGAAAGGTTAAGAAAGATGGAACACCTTATGCTAGACCTACAAAATGTGATAACTGTGATTCTGTTGGCTACTTATTTATGCCTAGTCAATCTATAGCAGGATTAAAGTTTACTGCACCTACTGCTAAATGGGTAAGTGCTAATGGATTTACAGTTAATAAAACTAATCTAGCTATACTACAAGATATTGCTAGGAAGAATGACTTACAAGAAGCCTTAACATTCCTTACTGACTTACAAAGACTATCAGCATTAGATACTTATCTGTCATCTTTTGTTGAAGGCATTACTACACACACTAAACCTGATGGCAAGCTACATGTAAGATTACTACAACACAGAACTGCAACAGGTAGATTTAGTGGTGCTGACCCTAACATGCAGAACATGCCTAGAGGTGGTACGTTTCCTGTGAAGAAGGTGTTTGTGTCTAGATGGGAAGGTGGACAGATACTTGAAGCTGACTTTGCACAGTTAGAGTTTAGAGTTTCTGCTTTCCTATCACAAGATAAAACTGCAATGAAGGAGATTGAAGATGGATTTGATGTGCATAGTTATACTGCTAGTGTTATTACTAATGCAGGGGAGAAAACTTCTCGTCAAGAAGCGAAAGCACATACCTTTGCACCACTCTACGGAGCAACAGGATTTGGGAGAACGAATGCTCAAGCTACATATTATGAACACTTCACAAAGAAGTACGAAGGAATCGCACTATGGCATTCCAAATTGGCTAAAGAAGCTATAAGCACTAGAAAGATAACTACACCATCAGGTAGGCAGTTCTCATTCCCTGATGTTAGAAGAAACTCTTATGGTAAAGTATCTCACTTTACTCAGATAAAAAATTATCCTGTACAATCATTTGCTACTGCTGACATAGTACCTCTTATACTAGTCAACATAGAGCAACAATTAAATAATCTTCAATCTTGTATAGTTAATAGTGTACATGATTCAATTGTTATTGATATACATCCAAACGAAGTGCAACAGGTAATTAATATTATAAAAATTGTTAATGACAATATGATAGCACTAATCAATAGTGCATTTGCATTAGAGTTCAATGTTCCATTATTACTAGAAGCAAAAATAGGTAATAATTGGCTTGACACTAAAGATGTTATGTGATATAACTTATAAACTTTAATAGAAAGGAATAAAATGGTAAATGATATAACTTCAATTGATACCAATAACTATGCACAAATGGCAAAGGCTATGGGTATCGCAGGGGATACAGGCTCATCTGATACAAGTAAAGCTAATCCTCTTCCAAGAATGAGATTGCATCATAATAATATTATGGGCATGAAGAAGATTGGAGATGAAACAGTAGAGACAGTCGTTGTGAAGGCAGGTTCATACAAGTTAGAAAGACCTGACCTACCTGTTGTCTATGCACCTACTGTTCAGATAAGACCATTTGTACAAAGGTTTATGTACAAGAGGTTTGTTAAAAACATGTCTGCTAAAAAGGGAGAGCCTATGGGTGTATATCATAAGACACTTATGGCAGACAATCTTAATAATGACTTAAAAGACAATCAAGGTAGCTTCAATTGTGGTAAGCCATCAGGGTATATCAAAGACTTTAAGGCATTGCCTGTTGCTACTCAAGAAGTAATTAAGCAGATTAAGAGAGTTAGAGTAATATTGGGTACTATTGATATGCCTAATGCTAAAGATGAACAAGGTAATAAAGTTTCACTAGAAGACAATACACCTTTCATATGGGAGATTGATAATCGTGATGCTTTCAAGACAATGGGAGAACCTTTTAGTAAGCTCAGTCAGACAAAAAGACTTCCTGTTCAGCATTACATTACACTAACTAGTGAAGAAAGAAAGATACCTAGTGGTTCATCTTTTTATCTACCTAATTATTCCCTTGACTTACAGAAAACTATTCAAGTAACAGATGAAGACCAAAATACTTTCATCAACTTCATGGCATGGATAGATAACTACAATAGTTATATATTTAATGAATGGGAAATGAAAGCTAAAGCACCTGTAAGTAAAGAAGATAAAGACATCGTTGATGATTTCATTGATGTTGAAGTAGATGAAGAGGTAGTATAGTGAACCATCCTGCTGAAATGATGATTCATCAGTATCTTGAAAATGCCACAAGTGGTAAGTCTGCTATGAGCCAAGAGAATATTGAGCAAGTAGCTACAGACATTAAAGATGCATTGAATCGTCAGTTCAACACGAAGCGAGAAGATAAGTTTAGGTTACGTATGTCTAATATAGGTAGACCCTCATGCCAACTTTGGTTTGAGAAGAATAGACCTGAGACTGCGTTACCTAAACCTACTACCTTCGTAATGAACATGATGATTGGTGACATAGTTGAAGCAGTATTTAAGGCAGTACTAAGAGAAGCTAATGTTAAATTTGAAAATAGTGAAGATGTTACTCTTGAAATTGATGAAAAAACTACTATATCAGGTTCATATGACTTAGTCATGAATGATGCAGTTGATGATATCAAATCTGCATCTGATTGGTCATATAAATATAAGTTTGATTCCTATGAATCTTTACATTCAGGCGATAGTTTTGGTTATGTTGGACAACTAGCAGGTTATGCAAAGGCTTCTAACAAGAAGGCAGGTGGTTGGTGGGTTGTCAACAAAGCCAATGGTCAGTTTAAGTATGTTCCTGCTCACATTGACATGGATAAAGAACTTGACAAAGTCAAAAAGAATATAAAGGCAGTAGATTCAGACGAGTTAGTGCGATGCTTTGAGCCTGAACCTGAAATGTTTAGAGGTAAACCTACAGGTAATATGGTTTTAAATAAGAATTGCACGTTTTGTTCATATAGACAGTCTTGTTGGGATAGTTTGAAAGAACTACCTGCACAGATGTCTCAGGCTAAAGAACCTAAAATGGTTCAATATGTAAAGTTGAAAGGAGAGTAGCATGAGTAAATCACTAGATGAACTAAAAGCAAACATTGAAGAAATGGAAAAACAACTAGCTGAAGCAAAGAAAGAGTATCGTGAACTTCGTACAGCAGGTTTACGTGATGCAATAGAAGCTAGAAAAGCTGCAGATGAAGCAGTAAAAGAAGAGCTAAGGAATTTAGGATACAGTAATACATATTCATATAGTAATCCATTTATTTCTTGGCGAAACTTTTAATTGTCTCCTCATAAAATAAGAAGAGATGCAATAAAGCATGGGTATAGGAGTGGATTAGAGCACACTATATCTATCTATCTTAAAGAACTAAAACATAAATATGATTATGAATCTATTAAGATAGAGTGGGAAGATTTATCATATCGCACCTATACCCCTGACTTCATATTAAACAATGGCATTATAATAGAAACAAAGGGTAGGTTTCTAGCAATAGACAGAAGAAAACATTTAGCGATAAAAAGACAGCACCCTAACTTAGACATTAGATTTGTTTTTACTAATAGTAGAACTAAACTAAGAAAAGGTGCTAAATCTTCTTATGGGCAATGGTGTGACAAGTATGGATTTAGGTATTACGACAGGATAATTCCTGAAGATTGGCTAAAAGAAAAGGGCAAGAATAAACACCCTAAATTTATAAAGTTTACAGGTGCTAAAGTAAGGAGAGATAAATGAATGTAGGTAGTAAAGTATTAGACGAAGATTTTGTTATTTGTGTTAGACCACAGATGGATAAAAACTTTAATTGGACAAGTGAAGTTAATGTTTTCATAATGACTTCTGATAACAATCCACTCAATGATGATGATTATTATGGTGTATTAGATTTCTGTAGAGCTTTATGTGCTACTATAGCCATTATGGAAAAAGATGATGACCTTAGAAAAAGAGCAGTTAAAGAAGCATATGAGTATGAAAAAGATGAGAAGCCAAAGTTAAAAATTGTTGACAAGAAAGACAATGTTGTGGTATTATCTTTTGATTCTGATAACGATAACGAAAAGCAATGAGACATTTGGAGTACATGAAAATGATGGCAGATAAAGAAGATATGGTTAATAGTCCTAGACATTATAATGAATCAGGCATTGAGTGTATAGATGCATTAGAAGCTATGCTAGGTGATGGCTTTGAACCTTATCTGCAAGGAAATATAGCTAAGTACTTATGGAGATACAAATACAAAAATGGCTTAGAAGACCTAAAGAAAGCCCAATGGTATTTGAATAAATTAATAGGAGTTGTAGAGAATGAAAGTTAAAATCATGGCAACTCTCCTCATAGACCCTGAAGAATACCCAATACCCTCTGATGGAGATGTAACAGAAGATTTTGAAGATTATATGCGTGAACTATTTCACGACTTAGAGGGTGTAAGAATATCACATATTAAAATACTAACGGAGTAAATAATGAAAACAAACTACCTACCAACAGACTATCAAAACTTTATAGCACTATCTCGCTACGCAAGGTGGAAAGATGATGAGCAAAGAAGAGAGAATTGGGGTGAAACTGTAGATAGGTACTTCAGTTATATGACTGAGCACCTTAAAAAGAATTATTCTTATGACATAACGAAAGCCCTGAAGGAAAAACTTACTCAGCAAATAATGGACTTAGGTGTCATGCCTAGTATGAGAGCATTGATGACATCAGGACCTGCATTAGATAGATGTCATGTTGGTGGATACAACTGTAGTTACATACCTGTAGATAGCCCTCGTTCATTTGATGAGTGCATGTATATACTTATGTGTGGCACAGGTGTAGGTTTCTCTGTAGAAAGAGAGAATGTTGACAAGCTACCCATTGTCAATGAACATTTTGAAGACAGCACTACTATCATAACGGTAGGTGACAGCAGACCAGGTTGGGCAAAAGCATTGAGAGAACTAATTGCTATGCTATACGTAGGACAAGTTCCAAAGTGGGATGTATCACAAGTAAGACCTGCAGGTGCTAGACT